TATTAAGTCATATGGAATACCATCACGTTTTACGGATTTCAAATAGTATTCATATGCTTTATATTCAATTTCTAATTGTCGGTATATTTCTAATTGTTCTAATGCAGTTTTTCTTTTTGTTTTAGCTACCTCAATTTCCCCATGATTCGTTTTTATCTGATCTTGTAATTTTTTAATCTTTTTTGTTACATTGTCAATTTCAGACTTACATGTAGTAATTTTATTATCTATTTCAATATTATGTTGTATAGCAGACTCATTACGTTTAAATAGCTCTTGTCGTTCTATATTATTTTCTAATTCTGATTCTTTTGTTTGAAGATCATTTTCGTGAATTTGAAGTTGTAGTTCATGTAGTTCTATTTTATTTTTATATAACTCAATATTGTCAATTGAATTATTATAATTTGTAAGATCAGTTTTAGCTACAGTTAACTTGTCTATTATTGTATTTTTTGCATCAATATTATTCTGAATATTATTTAATATTTCTCTATCTTGATTAATCTCGTTCTTTGCTTGTATTGCGTCTTGCACAAAAACGTTAGAGACACAGTATTTACAATCTGGATCATATTCGTGTGTTTCGAGATGTTCAATTTTTGTTTGCTTATCATTTACAATCCTTTGTTGTTTTTTCAGATCATCCTGTAAATCATCTAGTTGGAATTCAGTGTCTGTTAATTGCTGAACTTTATCTTTTAAGTCTTGTACATTATAATTTTGTGTTTTAACTGTTTCAGATATATTATCAATTTTGTCTTGATATTTTGTTATTATTTGTTCAGTTTCGTCAATTGTTGTTTGTAATGTTTCTATTTTATCTATTAAATCAGTTTCTGTTTCTTGTAATATACTAATATCATCACCTTCATAACTAGTAGGTTGTTTAGTTTCTATTAATTGCAATATATCTTCTTGCAGTTTATTTCTTAAATCCTGATTTGTTGATTCTTTTTTATTTATATCTTTTATTAGTTTACTATTATCTTTAATAACAATGTCGGCTGATGTAATAGTTTCAGCAAAATCTGTTTTCTTGAATGCTTTTAATCTACCAGACGTTTCTTTAATTTCATCAGTAGCTAAATGATATAATTGTTCAAATACTGTTATATCTAAAAACTGTGATAATAGATCTTTTCTTTCTCGTTGTGATTTTTCTATAAAGTTATTATTATCTGCTTGTAAAGAAAATGCAGTTAATATAAAATCATTATATGTTCCTAGATAACGGCGAATACTTTTATTAGTATCACTACGCTCATCACCATTTAAGTTTTCAGTTTCAGTATAAAAATTAACATCTACCTTAACATGATTATCTTTCTTTTTATTACCAACACGTTCAATAGTATATAACACATCATTCATTTTAAATTTAAAAATACCTTTAAATGAACTTTGTTTATTATTTAATACTTCATGTGCTTTACTAGTTTTACTACATTTATCAAATATAGTATATGTTATTGCGTCTAATAAAGATGATTTACCACTAGTATTTGATGCAAATAAACCACAGACATCACTCATTTTATTAAAATCAACTCGATTACCTTCTCCATATGAAAACATGTTTTCGAATTCAAATGAAACCGGATGCCATGTTATATGCCTTACAGATTCTACTGCAGGTAATTTTGAATTAATGGATCTGTTAATATGTCGTATTGCGTCTAACTCATCTGGTGTTGCCGTTGGAAATTTAACGTTAATAAAATCAGTTAATAATGTATTTTGATACTCAACATCTCGAACATTGCCAATTGTAATTGAATTTGCATTTGTTTCGTGTTTTGCTGCAATGGTTCTTTGTATTGTTATGTCTTGTACATTATATTTTTTACGTATTGTTGTAACTAGTTTTTTCATATCAGACGCACTAGTTTCGTTAAACTTGATTCTAATACGAGGTTTATTGGGCATACGGTGTGGCGACTTAATTATATTAGGTCCATCGGTTTCTATGGTAACATATCCATAGTCATTATGTATTTCTACAAAATCAGCCTTTTGTGTTTTAACGTCCCAAATTAATATTCCATGATCTAATGCTTCTCCATGATTTTGTTGTATCAATGATCCAGGATATGCAATAGTGTCTGTTAAGAATTGAGCTGGCTTATGTATATCTCCTAACAATGTCATGTCGTGACCATTAAATAATTCAGTAGTTACATGTTCATTTGATATTTCATAACCAATGTCAGTTTTTGCATTATGAACGGCACCATGATGTAATGCAATCTTTATGTTGTCAGTTTTAATGTCGTTACCATTAATATATTGTGCTGGTTCTACATCTACCGCCATATGATTCCATGTTATGCCGGCAAAATCAAATACACCATTATCTTTAATAAAAACAATATTATCATTTTTTATCATATCCAATACCGGCGACAATGCATCTTCACGATATAGATTGTTTAAGTTCATGTCATGGTTACCTAAAATTACAATTGTAGGAATATTAAATCCACGAAAGAAGTCAGTAAGCATTCGTATCAACTCAGGCGACATATCCAGTTTACTATGCACAATATCCCCAGTAACCACTGCAATACTATTTTCTGTTTTAGTTTGATTGATATGATTAAACATGTTTTCAAAAACGTGTCTATATTCACGATGTCTTTTTAATGTGCGAATATGAACATCAGAAATATGATAAATTTTATCAGCATTCTGTATTTTACTTGGTATTTTTGTTATTTCCATAATAATCCCATTTGGAGTTGCATTAGTTTTTCAAATGTCATGACTCCGGTATTTTCAATAATTTCAGTGATGCGTTGGAATCCTAAATCCGATGCATCTTGTTCTTTTAGTTCTATAAAGTATACATTTAATCCTTCGCCCATGAATTTTTCTGCGATTGATAATGCATTTCGAATTGCGTCTTCATCTAAACATATGTAAATGTCTTTGACACGTTTTTCAATAATTTTCTTTTGCAAATTTGGTTGAATTATTTTACCAAATAATGGTATTGCGTTTCTTTTGATTGCAATTGCATCAAATGATCCTTCGCATAATACAATTGGCTCTTCCCAATTAATAGTTAAATCAAATCCAATAATGTCTTTTGATATTTTAGGATTTTTATGTTTGTATTTATCTGCTTCATAATAAGCTCTACTTACAAAATAATTTAATTGACCTGTACAGTCATAACTAGGAATAATAATTTTGCCGCTGTATTCTCCAGATTCACAATATCCAATTCTATATTTTAATATATCAAATATTGTTACTCCTCGTTTTTTAAGATATGACATTGCATTTCTAAAATCTGGAGTTTTCTTTGGTTTCCATAATGGTCTATAATCTTCTGGCAATGCAATTACCTCAATAACTTTCTCTTCTGTATCAAAATTCTTGTATTTTGCTGATTGAATTATTTTAGATAATTGTTCGAAATATTGTTTACCCAAGTTCATTTGTTTGAATAAACTATTGATACTTCTTCCCTTTTTATCAGATATTCAACAATGCCAAGCATTTTGACCGTCACTCGTTGTGTTGATGTCTATTTCTAATTTAGGTTTATAATGTGAAGTAAATGGAGAGAAGAATGCAACGTTATTACCTGATGTTGATTTACCTTTTCCTAGTACTGATTCTAGTAACTGTAATAACTTGAGATTTTGCATATAATATATAATAGAAAATTACTGTAATATATCCAATTAATCCAATTAATTATTATTATATATATTATATATTAATATTGGTTAGACACATACACTCCATTTCTGGTCTAACGATCGATCCAAGACTGAATCAATCATTTTAAATAATTAACATCATTTTAATGAATATATTATTTTTTTTTCACAAATCAAACCTTATTCGAAAAAACGTTTCGGATCTTGTGCTTCTTCACCTGGTTTCAAGCATTCTTGCATCCATTCTACTGGTATTTCTTTTTTTGCTACGTTGGGAATACCTAGCTTGATTGCATATGCTTCATATGTTGTTTTACTGGCTTTAGATATCTTTTGATTGGGATTTTGAAACACCATTCTTATATCAATATCTGGATTTGACTTTAATACATGTTTCATTTTTTTGCGATCAACTGCAGTCCATCGACCTTTTGTTTCAATGTACATTAATGTTCCATCACGTTTCGTAAACACAAAATCTGGAGTATATTTATGTTTTGATTCGGGTACTATATAATGAAGTGTTTCAGTTTCGTAACAAACTTCATATGCGTTAGATTTTATTTGTTCTGCTACAGTTAATTCTAATCCTGATTTATAACCGTATTTATAAGCTGCTTGTCGTTTTTTACTTCCAGCAGTATGCCAATGATTTCGTTTCATGTAACTTGTTTTCTATTATTTTTTAAAAAGTGTTGTTAACAATATGTAAATTGATAGTATTGGGAATATTATTGAAAATCCCCAAAACGCCATTATATTTTTTAATTGTGTCATAACCATTATGTTTTTACCAGTCAACATCAATTTCACCTTGTACTGTTCTAGTTATAACGTCACCTTCTTCATCATTCGTTAACGTAATTGTACGGTCATTTTGAAACACATCGTCAATCTCATCTGCAATTGCGTAGATCCATTTTTTAATTTTACCGTAATAATCTTGTCCGGTAACTGCTACACTCCCTTCTAAATTACGTTTAAGCCATTGCAATGCAATTTTACGATTTGCTAGATATGCTTTTTTTGCACCAGCTTCGTCATCATCCCACGTGTAATTAAATTGATTAAACATTACTTTATGTGATACTGGTCGTTTTTGACCTTTAGGTCCAGAACCACCGTTCTCCCAAAAATTATACTCAGCATCAACCCACTCTTTAGCTATTTTCCAATAATCCGCAT